GGCGACGGTCTTGGCGACCGGGGCGGCACCCTTGGGGACGCCGGCCTTGCCGGATTCGTTTTCCGCCGCGAGGATGGCCATGCGCACGCGGGTGCGAGCGATGGGCAACGAGGGGAAGGAGGTGAGCGCCTCGCCGCGGAGGGCGTTCCAGGTGTGCACGAGGTCGGCCATGGTGGCGTCTTCGACAGCGGCTTGCGTGCGGATCAATTGTGGGGTCACGGCGTTGAGCTTTCTGAGTTGTGGGTGCGGATTATGGGGCGGCTCACCAGGTCTCGGCAACTTCTTCGGCGAGTCGCCACAGCTGCGCATTGTATTCGACCGAGCGCGTGATGTCGCTCAGCGGCCGGGAGGTCGCCGCGCGGCCCGAGCGGCTCAGGCCCTCAATGCCGCCGCGCACGGTGTTTTCCTGCAGCCGGTTGAACGTGGCCCACAAGTCGCCCTGGTCGTCTTCGGCGCGGCGCACCATCAGGAGGTCTTCAACTTCGAACCGGCGCGCATCACCCCAGCGCAGCTGCGCGGCGAACCGGGCGAACTCGTGGCGTTGCGCCTTGCTCAGGTCTTTCTTGGACCAGCGGTCGATCTTGTCGTAGAGCGTGTGCGTGTTCTTGGCCAAGTCGCGCATGCGCTGGATCAGGTCGGCGGCGGCGTCGCCCGAGTGGCGCACGACCTCCTTGCTGGCCACGTCGCCCACCACGAGCCCGTTGGAGCACACGAACCGGAACACCCCGGCCAGCACCCGCGCCGAGGACGAACCGTCGTGGCTGTTGGTGAGGACGATCCTCGGGACGGCCCCGTTGATGGGCTGCAAGTCGGGGTGGCGGAAGTCGAGCATGTGCTTGGCGTGCAGGCCATCCCGCTTGCGCGGCGCGGCGGAAGTGGCCGCGGCGACGGCCCACCCCTCCTGAGCAAAGCGCTCGACAATCTCCGCCGAGGAGATGAACTGGTACCGGGCCGAGACGTTGGCCGCGGGGGCCACGGCGCTCACGGCGCGGGGGAGAACGACTGTCATGGTGAGAACTCCTGTGGTGGGTTGGGTTGAATCAGGCGACGAGGGCAAACTGGTGGTCGTCGAACACGGCGCGGCCGTTGGTCTTCAACTGGCCGCGGAACTTGATGTGGCGGCCCAGGGGCAGGCCGAGTTGGATGAACGCCTCGCGCACCGAGCGGTACTGCTCGGAGCGGCCCGCATAGGTCACGCGCACCGCGTGGCGCTGGGCACGGGCGGCGGCCACAGCCTTGTTGGTCCAGGACGCCTTGATCGCCGCCGCGCGCTCGGGGGAAGCCGCTGCGGCGTTCACTGCGCGGCCGGTGTCCATGTTCCACTCGTGCCCGCAAACGTGGTGCGTGGCGATGTGCTCGTCGACCACGCGCTGGCGACCCCGAGCGTCGTGCACGATGCGGCCGCTGGTCACGTCCTCGTGGCCGCCGCAAGCGGGGCAAACCGGGGTGCCGTCGACGAACGCTTGCTTGTACGCGAGCTTGGGCGCCTTGGGGTTCTTGGCGGAAGGCTTGGAGAACTTCAAGCCGGCCAACAGCGCGCTGACGCGCCGCTCGGCGGTCTTGCGGTCGGAGAACTTGTTGACGGGCTTGTTGGCGTGCTCGTTGTAGAACGCGACGAGCTCGGCGGTGGTGGCGGTTTGAACGTTGATCATGATTGAGTTTCCTTTCTGGTGGGGAGCGAATTGCGGGTTCAGGCGACGTTCACGCGCCAGGGGGAGCCGATCACGGCGTCGACGCCCGCAGCCTTCAGGCGGCGGATCACGGCCAGCGCGCGGCGATAGGGCAGGATGCGACCTTTGCGGCTCAGGTTGCGGCTCACGCCAGAGCCGGCCGGGAAGAAGCGGACTTCGTAGAGGTTGCGGGTCTTGGTCATGTCGGTTCCTTTCTGAGTTCGGGCCGGTCGCAACTCGACCGTGAACGAATTGTGACGAGAAAATCACATCACGGCAACATCTTTTTGACAAATTTGCAGGTGATTTCCCTGCCCCGCAACCATTTGTTTTCTTTTCCGGCCCAATATGCGGGGGTGAGCGCAGCTCTGCGGCGGGTTGCGCCGTGCCCGAGATGCCCGAGAATGCGCAACTTGTCACCCACAGAAAGGAAAATGTTCATGACCGAAAGCGAATCATTCCTCAGCGAGCTCGCGCAGGGCTTGCGGGAGGAGGAGCGGCTGATCCTCTGCGGCTTCCCCGGCGACCCGTACGAGGCCGGCCCGAGCGCGTGGCGCCCGCACCCTTGGGCGCCGGGGCGGGAGGTGCCCTTCGGGCCGCGGGACAACGCCTACGTCACGGTCGGCGCGTTCAAGCGGGCCGGCGACGGTTCGTTCCGCCGCCGCACCGAGACGTTCACTGCGGGGCTGGCGCTCATGGTGGACGACGTGGGCACCAAGGTCGACCGCGCCGCGGTGGAGGGGATGCAGCCCACCTACAAGATCGAAACCTCCCCGGGCAACGAGCAGTGGTGGTACTTCCTGAGCGAACCTGAACGGGACATGGCGCGGTTCGATGGGTTGATCCGCGCCTTCATCTCCGGCAAGCTCCTGGGCGCCGACCCCGGCATGAGCGGAGTCACGCGCGTCGGGCGGCTCCCGGGGCACCTGAACGGCAAGAAGGCGTATGGTGGGTGGACGACTCGGGTGACGGAGCGCAACGGGTCTCGGTGGTCCCCGCAAGAGCTGCTCGACGGGTTCGGGCTGCAGATTATGGGCCGCCGCGTCACGCGCGAAAAGCTCCCCACCGAAGAGGCGATCCACCGCAACGCGATGTTCGCGGCCGCGTACAAGTGGCTCGACCAGCGCAACATGCTCAAGCGCCACGAGCCCGACCCGAGCGGATGGACGGAAATGCACTGCCCCTGGGTGGGCGACCACACGGGCGGCGTCGACACCGGCGCGGCCATCCGTGAGCCCGCGGGCGAGAACGACTACTACGGGGCCTTCCGGTGCCACCACGGCCACTGCGTCGACAAGGGGTGGGCCGAGCTGACCGAGTGGATCAACGAACAATCGATCGAAGAACTGGAGAGGGCCGCGCAATGATTGACCTGGACAAGATGGCCGAGGAGGCGCGCAGGCGCTTGGCCCAGTGGGTGGCGCGCTCCGCCGCGCAACACAAGCGGCAGCTGCGCGAGGCGTTCGAGCGCTTGGGGTGGAAGCAATCATGAGCGCCTGGCCCTTCCCGCCCGCCGACTTTCAACATCCGCGCCCCGGGCAACGCGTGCCGCTCGGGCAAGAAGACTTCGAGGAGGCCCCTTGGTGAACAATCCGATGCAACTCGCGCAGGGCATGTGCGATGAAATTCTCGCGGTCATCTACAAATACTCAGAGACCATGCCGGTGGTCTCGGCAATCGGGGTGCTGGAGGTCGTGAAGCAGCAGCTCATCGTGGATCACGTGGAGGCGAGCGATGAAGATTGAATTGACGGCCGACGCACAAGTCGCCGCGCATGCCAAGCGCCTCGCGCTGGAGCTGGAGTGCATGTTGTTGAGCTGCACTTGCGCGGCCGGGGTGAGCTGGTGGGCGTCGGCGAACGAGGCCTTGGCAGCGTATCAGTCCGACCTCGACCGACTCTACCCGCAAGACCACGTGAGCCCGTTGGGCAAGGATTGAACAGAGATGCGAGTTTTTCAACGAATTTTTGTCGGTTGCGCGATCGCAGTCGCTGCTGCCGCAGCTCAAGCTGAGTTCTGGGACGGCAACAAGCTCTACGAGCGCCTCACGAGCGAAGTTTCCTTCAACCAGGGGGCCGCGCTCGGGTACGTGATGGGCGTCGCCGACACGACGCTGGGCGTGCTGCACTGCGCCCCGGCGACCGCCACCGCGGGGCAGCTGCAAGACATGGTCACGCAGCACCTGCGCGTGTACCCCGAGCGGCGCACACGCACGGCTGATTCGCTCGTCATTGACACCTTGAAGGCAGCGTGGCCTTGCGCGAACAACCGCGGCGGGAGGACGCTGTGACCCGCGACGACATCATCCGCATGGCGCGGGAGGTGTATGGCACCGAGTACACCGAGCAAGACCTGCGCTTCGCCGCCCTTGTCGCCGC